TTGTTCTTTAGCTAATTCCTCCATTGTAGGGGGAGCGGTATTAGCCATTTTTTCTAAAGCTTCTATTTCTGGTTGAGAAAGTTCACTAACTTTTTTTGTTTCACCATCAACAGTTTTAATAACATATTCACCGCCGGTACCCATTTCTGCCATATTGGCAATTATTTTCTTTTGTTCTTCACTTGCAAAAGTGTCAGGAAATTTAATTTGACTCAATTTTTTGTCTAAATCAGCACCAGCTAAAGCCATTTTTGTTAAGTCACCGTAACTTATACCTAATGCTGTACTAATTTCTCTAAGTTGTCTTTTCGCACCAGGCATTATTTCAAATTGACCGTCTTTTCCTAATTGAACGAATTGTTTACTCATTTGAGCAATTTGATTTTGTAATTCAGCTGGGTCATTTTGTGCTAAATCCATCAATCTTAACGGGTCTAATAAATCGCTTTGTGCAACACCTAATCTTTGCATAGATGCAGCCAATTCAATTGCTTGGTCTGGACTGAAAAGTTTTTCTGCCAAATCCAAAGTTTGTTTCATATCAACCCTTAACAAGGTCGCTTGTGCCGCCATTTTTGCTAAACCAGATACCCCTCCTTCAAAATTGTATTTATTTAAGGCATCCATATTTTTTACAACTTGGTCTGATACCATAACAGCATTTACACCAGATTGTCTAGCAATATCAACAACCTTTTTCATTTCTTTCGCTGTATTAAATGTAGAAACACCCACATTTGCCATAGCAGTTACAAGGTCTTTAACAGATTGTCCTGTTACTTCTGAAGTTGCAAATAAATCTTTACTAGCATCAGCGGCTACTATGACATTTCGACCTAAAGCCGCTGTAATGTCCTGTTGAATAGATAGGACACTATTTAAATCTCCTCCTAAAGCAATAACATCTTTAGAAGCATCAGCCATAGTTTCTCTAAGTGTTTGAGCCATTGCCTGACCCTGACCCATCTGTTTTAACATTAAACTTGCATTTCTATCAAGTTGTTCTAAAACTTCAAAATATGATGTACCATCAATAAGTGATTTTAATTCATCTATTAAACCTTTCGCCATTTGAGATGTGTTTATAAATAAATACACCAAAGACAGTTTTTAAAACTATTGCTTTGGTGTATTATCATCAATTATTCTATTTATTAAATATTTCCGAACGTACGTCGGCATTATGTGAAAGTCAGTCCAAGATATTCTATTAAATTTTGATAAAAAATAAAATTCTTCAATTAAAAGTTGTCTGTGGTTAGAAGAAAGGGCGAAAAAATTCCACCCCAAAGGTTATCTCGAAAGATACCTTTTCTCCTGATGGGGCGACTACTGTTCTTTGTAAATCCAATGATGGTTCATTATCTTTCAAAAATTTTCTTATATATTTTGAATCCATAATGGGTAATGATTCGATAAATGTTGAAATTTTACCCTTGTCAGTGTCACCATCTATTTCTAAAATTTGTTTTTGTAATCTCCAAGTTATTCTAGGTGCTTGTCTTCCTGCCGGATATTGATTTACCATTTTATCAATTTCTAAAGTATCAAAAAATGTTGTTGGTTTTAATTTTACCGTTACACCTGTTTTAGGTAATTTAGTGGTAAAAGTTCCGTCTTCACTTGGTTTAATATCAGGTTTTTTTAAATTAAGTTCATCTAATGTAATAGTAGATGAAAATGTTTTATCAGTTTTTGGGTCGGTCAAATTAACAGTATATTCCGAACCAAATGATGTATTTCTCAAATAAATCAAAATAGCTTCTACATCACCATTTAGTAATTCTTCCGGTCTTAAATCATGTTCGTATAATTTATTCCTCAACAGTGTTAATATAATATTTTCACCACTAATTCCTGAACCTATTAGATAATTTTCATCATTTGCGGTTAAATAACCTACTTTAACAGATTTTTTCTTCGACTTGTAAAAAATACCACCTGTTGGTAATTGTACCACATCATGTGGTAATGTAAAATTTTCTGTTGCTGCTTTATATAAATCTTGTTCCATATATTTTTTTTTTAATAAATAATAGTAAAGTATATTTTATTATAAATAAAAAACCCCACATATTACTAAGTAGGGTTTAAATATTTTTAATAAAGTTATTTTTTAATATACTAATATACATCTATCCATACGTAATGTTGCTGATATTGTAGCAATTGCGTCTTGACTATAAGATAAAGAATCAAAATTAACACTTGTTAAAAATGTACCTTCTAAAATCCATTTTTCTACAACAACACCAGTAGGGTCTAACATCTCAAGGTCAATATTTTTTTTGTATCCGGCAGCATAACCCATACGACCTGTCACTGATTCAGCACATAAACGTACCCATTCCATCAACGCTTGAGAAGCTGATGGGCCAATCGGGTCTCTGAATTTTACATTAATTGTACCCCATGTAAAACGTCCCGCCACATAGGTTGATGTATTAAGAAATTGTATTTCAGTTGCATTTATAGTTAAACTTGGTCTTGCCGCGGATTCTACGAACCATTCGTTAATTCCTAAAGTAGAAGGAAACCTTAGTATAAACCTATTTTGTCTTTTTGGTTCATACGGTATGGGCATTTTCATCAATAAATCAGCCATTTTTATATTTTTTTAAAATTTATTTTTTTTTTATATAAATATCATCGTAAAACTTTTTTCTATTTACTTTGATAATTTATTTTTTATCATCCCAGTATAAACTTAAATATTATAAATTATTTTTAATATTCAGTTTTTAATCCTCCTTTTGTTAAATATGTTTTAATAATATTTTCTGGGTCTTTTTGAAAATGTTTTTTTACACTTTCTACATTTTTTACATCGTCATCTGAAAAACCAATTTTAGGAACAAAATAATTACTTATTCTATTTTTTAAATAAGCTTCTTTTTGAATTTCTGAAGAAACCCTTTTAACATAATCCACAAATTCATTAAGAGCTTTAATTTTACCTTCCTCCGGATTTGTTGCTGAACCCTCTCCGTAAGAAACTGGGTAAAATTTACACATATCTAAATATTCTCTTATCATTTTTCTTTTAGATATTTTTTCTTGGTTTGCTAAATCTCGGTATTTTTCTAAATTTTTTACAAGTTGTTCTGAGTTTATTCCTTCATAATTAGATACAATATAATTATAACAAGCTTCTTTAATTATTGAAGGAGTATGACCTCTAGCTGTTACTATTGCAAAAATGGAACCGTTATTGATAGCTTCTACAAAATCAGGCCAAGCCGGACCCGGTTTTGCCGTTATAGCATCTACAATAAATTGTTTATCACCAGTGGTTCTAAAAAAACGATACGGGTCATCAGCAAAACCTACTATTTTATGTCCTTCAAAATCGAAAGGTTCTTTACCAATTTTTTCTCTATATTCAGCAAATTCTTCAGTTGACATACCAACCTCGTCACCATCTTCATCAATCAATATAATTTTTGTTGGCATTGTCACAATGTTATCGTCCCAATCAAAAGCGTAATATTTTTCATCAGGTCTTCCCGATTCATCTATTCCTTCAGTAATTTTTTTATTTAACATATTGTAAATATAAGGCTTAATTATGACCCACCAAAGGATGAGTCATAATTTTTTTATTAAATATTCTCAAAAGAAGCTCCTGTTGGAGTGATATAGAATGTAATATCTATAAATTCTAATGATTTAGTTGGTTTGATATAAATCTTACCAGTCATTTGATTTCTGTCTAAATCAGCAACATCTGATGAAACTGTTACACGGAAATCATATAAACCTCTATCTCTTCTGATAGCGTCTAAGATAGGGTTAACCGCATCTAAGAAGTCCTGTCTTACTTTTTGGTCGTTTTGTTCAAACAATAATCTTACTGATACTGCCGAAATCAATTTACGAGCTTGAAGTAATAATCTTCGAACATTAATTCTATCAAGTGCTGATTGAGCCACCTGTAGAGTTTTGTTACCCCAAATTACTGTTCCAACATCTGAAAAAGTTGCAATTGGGTTAATTCTACCTTGGTATAAGGTGTCTCTATCCTCTTGGGTTAGTTTCTTTCTAGCTTTGATTGAGTTAACAATACCTCTTGTGTAACCAGCCGCAGCAAACCAAGGGAAAGCAATATTATCTGTCAACGCTAAGTTTCTTGTAACCTCAGCTGTTGGTGGTAAGTAGATTTGTGTGTTATTCACACTATCTCTTGTTAATACCCATGGATAATATGTTGCGGTGTAGTTAGAATCTATACCAGTGTCTTCAAGATTGTTTACCGCTTCTTGTGGATAAATTAACGCTGATGGGTCAGGACTTGGGATAAATAAATCACTATCCGGAGTAGTACATATATATAATGAGTCAGCTCTGTTAAATTCAATCATTTCTATAGCTGATTCAACCAAGTCAGAGTTATTAACATAATCAATACCCGGAGTTACAAATATATTAATGTTAACAGCTTCTGGGTTTGAGAATGTTTCTTGACCTAATAAGTAAGCGTAATAGTCAGAGTTAGCATAATCCACACTATTGTTACCAACTGTTATTTGTTTAAATGCTCCCCAACCTGTAGCTGTTGGATATTTAATATCAGGACAATAACCTTTTAAGAATGCTGAACCACCTAATCTAAAGTTATCAGTATTACTTCTTGATTCTCTATAGATATCCCAACCATCAAAACCACCCTGTACAAGTAATGAAAACTTACGAGAGAAAATTCTATAATAAGGACTTGCTTCACTTGTTGGGTCTGTTGTAAATGTTGCATTACCTACATAGAAAGCTGGTGTACCACTTGTTGTAAAACTATTTGATATTGTAATACCACTTGCATCTTTATCCATGTGATAACCCTTAGTTAATGTTAACCACTCAGCAGCGTCACCATCAATACATAAATTTAATGGTCTTTGTTTACCTTTGTATTGGAAGAAATCTGGGTCATAACCAGCTCCATTTCCTGTGGAAATACCTAAGTAAGTTCTACGAACATTATCACCAGGACTTAACGTTGCGTCATTACCACCTGAACTTAGTCCAAATGGGGGGTCAAATACAACTTCACCAGGGAAATCATATTTAGTTTTATAAATTGGGAATGGAGACCTTGATGAACCATATTGTCTAAATTTAAAACCTCTAAATCCACATGGTAATGTATCAATTGGAGCGTCTTCATTCATTTCAACCATAATGTATTTTGAATTCAACTCGTATTCACCATCAGATGTTCCGACTTTTCTAGCTACAAATGAATTTTCATTTGGATTCATCGTACAGTTAGTAAATTTCTCTAATACTACTGGATTATTGTCAGTATCAAAGAAATCTCTTACTAAAATATCGAATGTTAAATTACCAAATGACATATTAGCTATAGAAATTTTTACTTGAGTATTTGCTGCGTCACCATCTGAAATTGTTATGAATCTGAATAAGTCAAATACTTTGTTACCTCTAACTTCAGATACAACCCATGGAGATACCGGTGTTTGGTATCTTTCTAAGTAGTAAGCGATTGAAGAAGAATCTCCACCGGCCGCTCGTGGAAGTGCAACCATATCACAACTAAGACCTCTAATATATCCTTTATTATAACCATAATTCAATAATGATTGGAATCTTTCTTCAACGAATAAAGGAACTGTGTTTCTAGGTTTAGAGAAGTTAGATGAACCAAATACTTTTGAAATGTATTTTGAATCCGATTCACTAAAAGATGTTTCAAATAAGAACGTGTTTCCTTCATAATCAGTAACATTAATTCCAAATGTTGAATATGGATTCTTTAATACTGATGAATATGTTGAAGCGGTACAATTCATTAATACACCTGTTGTTGCTGATACTTGATAAAGTGGCCCGTCACTTCCTGCTCCGTAAGTTGCAATACCTCTTGAACGAAGTGTAGCTATTACCATATCATCAAAATCTGTGTAAGATATTCCGGAATAAACATAAATTTTACCACTTACTGTACCACTATAACAGGTTGTTATTGTTCCGACATTATTAGAACCAGTATTACCGGTAGTGGCTGGATTACAAGGATTTTCTACCGAAACATTAACAGTCCAATTTTGAATATTTTGACCATCCTGTGATGTCAACACGTATTCTAATGAACCACCAGAGAAGTTTTGTGTTGTTCCAGTGCTTTGTTGTGGGACAGTGTTAACTGTTACACCAGTTGTACATGAACTAAATACAACAGTCAAAGCTGTCAACCCTGATGTTGGTGTTGGGTAATCTAAAACAACATCAATAGTATTTGTATTATAATTTATACTTCCAGATGTGTTAGCAACTGTAGCTGAACTAACTGAGAATGAATAAAACGTAGCACAATTCGATGATGTTGTTGTTTGGGTTAAATTTGTTACAACATTATAGAATGAGAAACCACTATAAGTACCATTGTTATTATCAAATAAAGCGTAGTACCAAGGGTCGTTATTTGCATCCGTATAATCGGCACCTGTTGAACTTACACTATCAACTTCAAAAACATTAGTTTCGTTTGTATAAGCACTTAAAGAGTTATAATCAGAACCTGATATAGTACCATAGTAGTTTACAGAAGTTGCTGATGTACTCGGTGTTGTTATGATA